AATCATTTGCTCGTTAAGGGACACACTGTCGTCCCCAATGTAAAGCCAACCCAGAAGACGCCCGTATTTGCCAGTGCCACCAACAAGTTCAGTCCTAACAGACAACTCATCATCACCAGCCAACGTGCCTTCGAGTTTCTCTTTGAGCCAGTTGGTTGCGTCGATTCCAAGTGCTTTCTCCTCTAGATTTCTCGTCCTTTTCTCTGGCGTATCAACTCCTGCAACTCTAACTCTTTCTTTCTTGTATAAATCAAACCCGAGGTCAATAGTGACATCGATAGTATCACCATCAAGGACACGGTTGATCTCCGTCACTCTGAAGTTGTAGCAGCTCTTCCTGCTTGGTGGTGTCATTACTCCCATCTTCTAACTCTGCAAATGCTTGTCTTAATATGTATATGACTACAAACAAGGCACCTGCAACTGCAAGTATCACACAGATAATAACCGACCACACAGGGTCGTTAGCATTATCCAGAGGGCGTAATAATAAATTCATTTCTTAGGTGTTAATGCATATGCTCCAGCAGATGTTACTAAGATTGCTGCGACGATTGCGATGATTTCCATAATTTGTTACGAGTTTTTTGGGTCAAGTCCTAAACTAATTAAATATTCTGTCCACCAGTCTGGATCTTTTCTTTTCCAATTTGGGACTGGCAATCCTTGAAGCGAATAATACTCTCTAATCGCTTCATCTATAATCTGTGCGATCTCCATATTCCTCTTCCTCTTCATCAACGTCCGCATATGCGTCTGCCACGAAGGGTCCTCGTTTGCGTAAAGGTTCTCGTCTGACATAATCAGTCTCGACATTGACTGCGGACATCCAGACTGCAACCTTCATCATAATGAATATGATCCCAACAGGGGCTAAGCAAAGTAGAAGTTTTGCATTCATTCATCGACATCCATGTAGCGAAATTTGTAATCTAATACTGCCTTATATAGTTCGTCTCTAATGACATACAAATGCTCTTGCTCCTCATAAGGACGAGCAGGAGCACCTGGCCACAGTCTTATTGTTTCCTTTACGCAGTGGTAGAGTAAGTAAATGTCTTCAATATTCCATTCATACCCAAATGTGCCTTCGTTATCCTTCGGATCGAATTCCATGTTTTTTTGTGAATGGTTCCCAATGCTCCCAACCATATTTATGAACTGCCCACATGCCTATGACAGGGACAAAGACTAAACTCATGGAGAGGATTCCTATTCCGTATGGGTTGTTTAATACAACCCCACAGAATCTAGCAAACTGTAACATTATAGGAAGTATTTTGATAGAATGTCTATGCGCTCTTGCTCGTGAGCAATGATATCTAACTGGTCTTGAATGGCAGCGAGCACATCAGGGTGCTCACCAATGCCTACTGGATTCTTAAGGTAGATCTCAATATTGAGTCGTGCCTTTTCAATGTTGCCTTCTGCATCGATGCGAAGTGCTTTCAGAATTTCGTTTCTCATAATTAATCTCTAATGATAGTAAGCATTGTCTAATCCCCATGTAATAGAATACACTATTACTCCCAGAATTGCAATTGCTTTTGTCCACACCATTTTACCCATGGATCCTCATTGTGTAGGCAGGAGTCAGGATGTACCCACCCACTATTTAATTCTTTTAGCCTTTGCTTGAGGTGTTTATTTTCGAGTTTCAACATATAAATCTGATGCTTTAACTTATCGATCGAGGTCATAACGGTTTTTCCAAATCTCCAAGAAATACCTGTCTACTTGATAGAGATCAGCAGCAGGTGGTGGTAATCTATCTATGTCTTCAGACCAACACGTACATATATCTCGCATCTCCAAGGTAATACCGTCAGGTCTAAACATCCTCCCGAAGGAGGACATTGCGAATGCGAATCGCATTCTAATGCGCTGTTCCATTTCCTGAGTAGGCGTCGCTTTCGTAATAGATATTCTCACCTTTTCGTAACCCGAAATATATTGTGGATAATACAAAGGGTAGTGATCCGAAAAGTAAGACATGGGCGAAGGTCATGGTGCTAACGAGCGAAAGATTTTTCTACATGTGTCAATTGCAACTCTTGACCCAAAGACATTAGAGTAGATATATGCAATGCCCAACTTGGAGCAATACAATTCTAACTCTTGACATGCTTTTGCATCGGAGCTGCTTAAATCGATGAGGACATCTCCCTCAACCATTAATGGTAACAACTGGTCAAGTGTGTGCTCAACATTCTCAGGTGGAATGCACAGCATAAAGATACCAGACTCTTCAAACAAGACTGACTCTCCAGACTTAACTCCGTATACCATCTTCTTCTTAATCTGATCAACCAGAAGTGGGATGCTAGTGGTGCATCCACTAATGTATCCAGCATCATACTGCTCACTTGATAACTCGTAATTCTGTTGATAAGAAAATACGCTGATCTCATCCTGCATCATACGGCGAGCAATGTCCTCACCCATACGACCAAGAGTAATCATCCCAACTTTCATAGTGTCAGCCTGTGGTGTTTGCAGATTCCCAGTCTTTCTGGAATTGATCAAGTCCCTCGCGAGTCAAGACGTGATCATACATCTTCCAGAAGATCTTAGGTGGCATAGTAACGGTACTAGCACCATAAGTATAGCACCTTGAGACGTGATGCACATCCCTCAGGGACGCTGCAAGGATCTCTGTAGGCATCATCTGCACACTGAATGCATTAGCGATTGCACGGACCAACTCAATGCCACTGAATGAGTTATCATTACAGCGACCAATGAAAGGAGACACGTATGCTGCCCCTGCTTTCGCCGCTAGCAGTGCTTGTGCTACTGAGAAGATGAGAGTTACATTGACCTTGATCCCTTCTGCTGAGAGGACCTTACATGCCTTCAGTCCCTCTACAGTGCAAGGGACTTTAATTGTAACTGCTTCACCTAGTGGGAAGTAAGTTTTTGCTTGCTCAATCATTTCGTCAGCTGTCTCGGCAACCACCTCCGTGGAGACGCTGATAAGTTCTGGACATTCCTTAAGTAGTCTTGATGCTACATTATAAAGGGTGTCACCCGATCTCAAAATTAGTGTCGGATTTGTAGTGACGCCATCAATCAACCCTGTGCTGTATGCCTTTTTAATTTCAGAGACATCAGCAGTATCTAAAAAGATTTTCATAATTTAGTTAACGTGAATAACGCCTGTCATACCAGCGCCTTGGTGAGGACCACAAAAGAATTCATAATCGCCTGCATCTGCAAACTTAATCTCCTGAGTTTCTCCAGGAGTGAACATGAGTGATTCTCTGCTGAGGTCAGCACGACCTTCAACAATGATGTTGTGTGGGGGGAGCATACCATTTGTAAACGTTATGGTGTCCCCAGCGGAAATTGAAATATCGTTAGGCTCAAAAATGAGATTTCCGTTAGATCCCATTGTAACTTCTACTGCCCACGTTGGCAACGCGAGGAATAACGAAGCAAATAAAACTATGAAAAACTTCATATGCTATTTGTGTAACTGTAGTTATGTAGGGGGTTTATCCCCCATAGCCACATTCAAATGTCAAGGTCCCGTAACTGTTTCATAGCGTCAGTTTTACCCTTCAACATGCCGTCAATATACCCTGCTCTATACTCCCAAGTCTGCCCACCATCTTTCCCTTTCAGGGGATTGATGCACTGTGAGTCGCCATACTTATTACATACCAGACCAGCAAGATCCAACTCTGAAGAGTCAGATGATGATCCAGTTCCACGCCAAACGTGGGTGCCATTAATCCATGTAGCACCACACTTCTGGCACTCTTTACGTTCCAACTTAAAGTCGGACAGTTCTTTATCCATGATCTAGCAATTCCAAGCTCTCAGTGATTTATTTATTCTACTATCTGGATCGCTCGCTGTCTTCTTAGATGTGAGTTTCCTCTTCATCCCGCTCATTCGCGCACAAAAACTCTTTCTACGAGGGTTCCCAACTTTCTTTGAAGGTGCCTTAAGATCGCTTCCTGGGTTTTCACGCTCATACGACTTCCGTCCTTTTTCATTTAGTCCTCCTTCAGAGTTTTTACCTGACTTTTTCTGCCAGTCTTCAGTAATGAATTCATTAAAGGATTTCATTCTTCTACATTGTCAGGGTTGTTAGCACAATTCTTCTCATGCTTTTCTAACCACGTCTTAGGACGCTGGTGTCCAACAGGCACCGTGATGCCACAGTAACGACACTTCTTAGTTTCAGCCATAATGATAAGCTCCTTTAGTAGTTTTCTTAGGTAGTTTGCCACTTCTAGCTTTGGTGCCAGAGGTTTCGCCATACCCTTCGGGATGTTTGCCTGCTTTGGTCTTACCAATAGAATCAGACTTTGCCTTACTGCCCTTCTCAGTATAGTGAAGTTTAGCAGACTTGTCCTTGTCCTTGGTGATCACGGATTCTTGCCCGTGCTTGCGTCCCATGCGACGCATAACTTTACCGAATCTGCGCTTACTCATCTTATCAGGTTTTGAGGTCTGATAGGACACTTCGCGTCCAGTTTCTCCACTGTCATACTTATACTCACCGACACCTTTCTTGTGTCCGATGCCATGCTTCTTTAGATCCTTTTCGAGTCCTTTACGACCCGCACGGTTCTTTTTTTCGTCAGACCCTCTATCAGCACTGATGTGTCCAGTAACCTGAGTCTTTGACTTCTGCATCATGCGACCAGTAGCATTACCTTCTGCAAGGAATGCACTGAATGAAAGTGTAGTCACTTCCTCACGCTTGATACCACCGATCTTATCGAGTGCTTTACCGATTGCCTTACCGATCTTGTCGCGCTTACGCTCTTTGGGTTTGATGTTAGCACCCAACTTATTCAATCTGCTAGTAGCAGTGCCAGACCTTGCTGCCTTCTGACGCTTGGAGTAGTCCATGTAGGACTCACCCTTCTTCAGTTTCTTAGGATCTGTCTTAGGTTTTGCTGCATCAGCACGATCTTCACGAGCACGAGCATTAGCACCAGGACCACCCAACTTACGATCCTGCTCAGGATCTGGATGCCAATGGTCACCACGCTCGACAATAACAGATTCACCCATTCTGCGTGCTACTCCACGAGCACCACGGGAAAGGGATCTCGCACCAGCACCAACTGCTTTCTTGATACCACGCTTCAGTTTGCTACCAATTCTGCTGAGCAGACCAGGCTTCTTAGGACCTGAATCGCTGCTGCTAGAAGAGGAGTCACTGCTGCTAGAGGAAGAATCAGAAGATGACGTAGTGGGATTAGAAGAGGTAGTCTCAGAATCCTTAGAAGGGGAAGACGATTGGGTGGACTTGTAACCACTCTTAGCGGCACTACCCATGTCTTTCGCGAGATTTTTCGCGTGTCCTGCTGCCTTACCAGCAACTTCAGCACCCTTGACAGCACCTTTGCGTGCCAGTTTAGCGCCAGTCTTAAGACCAGACTTCAGTGCAGACCCAACCTTCTGAGCAGCACTCTTAACCTTGGCAAGTTTATCGGATCTAGATGAAGAACCACTTCCGATACGACTCCTTGCTGCAGCACCAGCATCCTTGCCAGCACTTTGTCCTTCACCAGAAGCAGCAGATGCTTTGTCCTTCAAGCGAAGAGCATTGACCTTAGCAGGACTGGTAACCTCAGTGAGTAAACTCAGTGAATAGTCAACAGACTCACAGAGCATCTCTGTGACGTGATCAATATCTCTACCTTCTGCCATCTCCTCAACGAAGACTTCTGCCACGATCTCTTCAATAAGAGTATCGCTAAGGAGTGAGACCTCCCAATCATTCAACTCAGCAAAGATGTCAACTTGATCGAAGACACTTTCTTTCTGTAGTTTGGCAGCTCTCTTTGCCTTAGTCTTAGCAAGGATGCGTGCCTTTGCATCATCCTGATCCTTCTTAGGAATAGCAGTTACTGCGCCAACCTTCTGGTCAACGTCACCAGGAGCATAACCTTCCACTTCAAGAGTCTTAGGATAGTCCTTAGATCCTTTCTTAGCAGGTGCTTCACCACGCTTACGCTTGGCATGAATGTTGTCCCAGAGACCTTTCTTACCTTCTCCCAGGTCAGTCTCTTCTTTCTTAGTCTTCATGATGGCACCCTTGCCATACTTAGCAGTGATGTCTGCCTTTACTCTGTCTATTGCAGAGGTGCCAGCACCATACTTCTTATCTGCATCTTTCTGTAGAGGAGTTTTACCTGCAGGTTTCTTACCAAACGTATTTGGTTTACCAATAGGTGCTTTACTACTACGAGCTCCCATACCACCACGCTCTAGTTGGCGGTCTTTCATCTTGTCGTAGTCTTCCTCACTGAGGGCAGCGATTTGTGAAAAGGATTTCATGTGCTTCTCTGTATTTAATTAGTGTGATCAACCACCAACCACTTGGACTTGCTCGACTACAACGTCGGCTCCTCCAGCAGTGAGTTTAACTGCACGCTTAAGTGCGGGGACAGTGCCTGCTGCAACCTTTGCAGTACCCAGGGCATAATCAGCACTTGCTGCACTACTGTCATAGTCAGTAGTGATTGTGGTATTTGAAACCGCAGTTACTTTCTTACCACCAGATCCAGCAGATACAAAATCACTTGTAAACGCTGCATCACTATTTGCTTCAGTTGCGATATAATCTCCAACAGCAAACTTATGTGCGGGGGTGCCACCACCAAGGACGGTGATAACAGCAGCTGCTGCATCAGTCATCGCGTTGATTTGTGCATTCTTTGCCTTACCGCAAGACAGGAGCAGTGCTTCACCTGCTGCAAGTGTTACGGCAGGACCAGCATCAATCTTGATAGTGGACGCTGATGCTGCATAGCAGCGGAGGACACCTGACTTCACCACAACGTAGCCACTGCCACTTGCAGAAATGGTTTGGGTGTCAATGACATTTAATACTGACATTGTTAATACGTACTCCTACGATTCTATTTATCGCGTTGTTGTTTTAGAAACTTGGCGAGATCTGCTGTGCTACCTACAAACATGGTATTGTTTGTAGTGTTAACTTCTTTAGATTTTTTGGGATTTTCGATATCGTTGACTTTCTTTTGAAGGTCTACGAGTTTGTCCGCCACGTCGCCAACGTGCTTGATCAATTGACCAGCAACCTCAAACGCACGAGGTTGATCGGATTGTTGTGCTAACTCAAGAATTCCATCTACTGCTTCCTGACCTTTTTCAATCAGGGAGTATAGATTGCCACGAGTATACTCATAGTCTTTCTTCAGTTGATCCTGAGTAGAGACGGGATTCTCTACAGGCACAATAGGTTCGGGTTTTGCTTCAGGGACGATTTCGCTAGCGACATCGAGTGCTTCCTCAATGCCGTCATACTTACTCGTCTTGTCCTGTGACTGGGTTGTAATCTTTTGCATCGACATAATGAGATGAGAACTCGGAGAATCCAAAATCGTCCGTAGGATCTGCATTGAGCGGATCTGGTTGGACGGTATAACGCAATTCCCGTGGTGCCTGACGGTCCACAGTAGTTGCATAGTCCACCTGGACTTTCTTGATGACTTCGCCACTTGCGTCGCCTACAGGACCGTACAGGTATGTCTTAGCGACGAATTGTAGGGTATATACAAGTGTGCGGCGAGTGTCATAGTCACCCTCATATTCATCACTATAATCTACTGATGTGAGAGTCACAGGATAGTCTCTTTTCTCACCGAGATCTGGGACCAGATTCATGGTGAGGTTAAAACTTGGTTGGAAGTATGGAAGAATCTGCTCTAGGATTTGCAGAGAGTCATCCTGATTCTTTGCAAGGATTGCTAATTCAAAATTGATATTGTATGGCACAGGCATGAATGCCTTTGTATTAGTGCCGTCAGTCTTAGTATTTCTGATCGCAGAGATAGGTGACAACTTCCTAGTAGGATCATAAGAGATACCACCGATCTCAAACGAAACTCTAGGGAGTGTGATCTGTGCCTGATCTTGTGTAGACAAGTCACCTACTTGACGGAGACGTGCCAAGAATTTTTGCTTAGGACCATACGCCAGAGGCACCTTCATAACTTCAGTCTTCGATCCCTTAGTGCGACGAAGCTCAATGTTATTAAACAGTGTGCCGAATCCGACAACTGTCTTTCTTATAATTTCGTGATATGTGTAAGTGCCTAGCATTACAGAGTGCCTCCAGAATTACCAAACTCACCGAAGGGATTAACCTCAGTAAAGTCCAGAATGCCATCTGCCTGTGTCTCGATAATTTGGTTAGTATCGATAGTGTCAGAAGTATTCACATTATTTATGGTGTTGTAATTAGCACTTGTCCAGGATGCACTAGACACATCTCCAGTGATGGTCTCAGGAATTGTAAATCTACCGTCACGATTGATGACGATTAACTTACCAGTACTAGCATCCCACGATTTAACATCAGCTGTGGTGTTGGAGGTACCGCCCGTAACAGTCTCACCAACGGTAAAGTCTCCTGACCCACCTGCCAATAATGTGACGGTGATAGCGTTGGCAAAGTTGAGCTCGATAGCATCGACTTCTGCGACTCCTGTATCGAAGTCTTCGTCAGAGTATTCAAAGAGCTCACAACGTAAACCCCAGACATGAATCTTTCCGAGTTGATAGAAGGGAATTTCATGCTCGACGAATTGGATCTCAAAAGTTTTGTTAGCAAGGGGGAAATGAATGAGGTCACCTTCATTGGGTCGTCCTTCTACTATAAGTGTGTGGTTGTCGTCTACTACTTCAGTAAACCTAGTGCGTGAAATAATGAATGTAACTTGGTCGGAGATTCTGACTCCGAATTTGCTAAACATGTCACCATCGCCACGAAACCCATTGGCATCTTCGATGTATGCTTCTAGAAGATATGCACCATCAAATTTTGATAAGGTATCTTCTCCAAAAACAGTATCTTCATTAACCAACGTCCTCGGGACATAGTAAACATCCTTACCGAACATCTTGATCTGCTCGACCACTAGATCTCCTACGAGATCTTGCTCTCCTGTTGTGCCTTGACTAAAGTAACTGTTAGTAGCCATCTTATCCGATCATATCTAGAGGTGGTAATTCCCATTCTGTACGTAGTTGCTCTTCTAGTGTCTTGAGCTCATCTACAGCATCGTTATAAATCATCTCACCATTTAGAGACACACCACCTGGCATTTGCACTCCAGTAAATTTAGTCATATTGCTTCCCCATTGCTTTTTAATCTTAGCGGAAGCATAATCCTTGACCCACATCTGATCGTAAATCTCAGTCCATGTGTCTGGATTCAAAGCACGATATGCATGGATAACAATATACTGACCAACCAAAGCATCTGCTCTCCAATCAAAGTCAATATACAATCTGTCTTGCACAGCACTATATCTAACTGGTTTCATGCCTTCCAACAGGAAGTCAATAGTTTCCAGGTGCTGCTGGACCATGTAGTAATTATAGAACTGAGTAGACGTGAAGTCATACAGATCATTCAGTCTCATCTGATAACGAATATCAAACATATTCCTGGTGCCCTTATCGGTGAAACCGAAGAGACCTTCTACTGAAAGAATATGCTCGGGCATTTCAATATACCCATTTGCCTCTGCCCAGATGTCATTACCACCATCAGACGTTGAGTTTGTGTTGGTCTTTGCTCTGTCGATGACATCCTGTGTCAACAGATGTTTCAGATAAACTTTTTCACATCCATCATAATGAAACTGTTGGAATTTTTGCAGAGTGTAATCGATAGCATCATCGACCTGATCGTCAGAGACATTAATCTCCAAGACTGGTTTACCCAGTCTACGGAGGCAATACTCCTTTAATTCTGCTTTGGAAGTAGGTTTTGCCATTTGTTATCAGAGAGCAGCGATTGCAGCCTGGAATGCTGCGAAATCAGCAGCAGCCGCGGCGACGGACTTGAGAGTTGTGAGGGTAATAGTCTCTGCTTGTAGTGCAGAGTCAGCAGTTGTGCCTTGTGCAGCAGTAGCATAATCAGTAGAAGCAGTTGCAGCAGCAGTACCCAGAGTAGGTTTGCCAGTCAGGTCAGCATATGCACCAGAGAATAATGTAGGTTTGCCAGTCAGATCAGCGTATGCTCCAGAGAAGAGCGAAGGCAGGTTAGTAAGATCATTGTAAGAACCACTGGTTGCTACAGTTGCCAGATCTCCTGGTTGTGTAGCAGAAGCAGCAAGTGTGCCTTGGGCGGCAGTGGCATAATCAGTTGCAGCAGTAGTAGCAGCAGTGCCTAGATCTCCTGGTTGAGTAGCAGAAGCAGCGAGTGCGCCCTGTGCAGCAGTTGCATAATCAGTAGATGCTGTTGTAGCAGCAGATCCAAGACCCAAAGCGGTGATGGCTGCTGAGGCACGAGCATCAGCACGAGCGTTGGTGTAGTAGAGGTTAGTGCCCTCTGCCAGATCACCAGTGTCCTGATTAGACAGGTCAAGGTTTGCACCAACTTGAAGTGCGATACGAGTATCAACACGACCAGAAGTGTGATAAAGATTGGTGCTTCCCTCAGTAATACCATCCGAGTCAGGTGTGGTATAAGAGAAGACGCCAGTGCTACCGTTATAAGACAGATCGCCACCAGCACTTACAGCGCCACGAGCATTAGCAGTCGTAAATGTGGTTACACTAAACGCGCCAGTGCTAGCGTTATAAGACAGGTCACCACCAGCACTAAATGCACCCCTAGCGCGAGACTCAGTAAAGAAGATGTTTGTGGATCCTTCTGTGACATTATCAGTATCAATATCAGATTGGGTAACAGATAGGGTGCCACTACTATGTGTAATACCAGTGCCATACGTGAAGTGTGACCTTGTGCGTGCAGCAGTGGTGAATAGGGCAGTAGATCCTTCTGTGATGTTGTCGGTGTTGATGTCACCCTGAGTTGCACTCAGTGTCAGGATATTACCTGCATCATCATATGTAGCAGTGATACCAGTGCCACCTGTGATCAGAGCGTTAACTCTGTCATCGACTCTCTCATCAGTGAAGTAGAGGTTGCTGGTGCCTTCTGTTAATGCATCAGTGTCATGGTTAGCAATACTACCAACCTGTGACTGGAAGAAGGTCAAAGCACCAGTAACATTCAAGTTACCCTGAATCTCAAAGTCAGTTACTGACTTGAAGTTAGTAACCTGAAGTGTGTTAGTGCTTGGGTTGTAGGTAAGGTTACTGGAGTCTGTGCGGACCTCAGTATGTCCAGACGTTGCAGAAACAAATGTGGGGAAGTAAGTAAGGTTAGAAGTTGCTGTCTCAGTAACATCAACCAGATTTGACTTGTCTGCAGTACCTGTCAGGTCACCAGTAACGTTACCAGTAATCTGACCAGTAACACCCAACGTGCCACCCATGGTGGTGTTGTTTGTTACGTCAAGACTTCCAAGGGTGCCAAGACCAGTGATCTCAGCGTTACCTGAAGTGGAGTTAAGTGTAATCTTGTCAGTGCCGCTGCCATTCTGCAACTTGAGAGTCTTAGTAGCACCACGGAGGACCACGTTGTCCTTAAACAATGAGGTGCTATCGACAGTCAGCGTGCCGTCTAGTTGCTGATCACCATCAACATTCAGATCAGAATCAAAGTCAACATTCTGTGTAACTTGCAGAGTATCATCAATGATTGCTCTACCCGCAACGTCTAGGGTGCCAGCAACAGTAACGTTACCTGTTGATCCTTGGACGATAAACTTATTAGTGTTAACAAGGATCGATCCACCAACGTTAACGTTAGAAGTCGTGTTGACGGTAGCAATGTTTGCTGTAGTAGCAGCAACTACGGAAGAGGTGATTGTGCCGTCTGCAGTGATGTTACCTGTAGCACCGAATAAGGTGATGGTTTCATTCTGGTCAGGTCCGATGAATACATCTTGACCGAAGTAAGAATCTTCGTAGACTGCAATACCACCGTTAGGAACCATCAGTGCTGCGTTAGCAGTCAGACGATTAGCGGTTTCATTAGCACTGAGTGTAACCTTCTCAGCAAATGCAGCAGTGTTAGTGACTGCCAACGTGCCTGTGATACTACCGTTACCAACAGTAGCGAAGTTACCAGTTGCAGAGGTAACAGTAAACTTATCAGTAGTGCCAGAGCGGACAGCGAAGTCAGCATCAACATCTACAATACCATTCAACTCGGTGCGACCACCGACAGTTAATGTGCCAGAAGTATCCTGATTGCCATTGTGATCAATGTTATCATTGACAGTTAGCAGACCTTCGATCTGAGTTGTGCCAGCAATAAAGGTGTTACCGTTGTCAGTGTCAACAGTGAATCTGTCAACCAGAGAAGATCTGATGACAAAGTTTTCGTTAGTAGCATCAATAAGTAGAGTGTCATTGACAGTAACCTGATCAGATACGACCAGAGTGCCACTGACTGTAGCATTATCAGTGATGTCTACTGATCCACCAGCAGAGTCAAGGACAAGGTTACCAGCAGTGGTGTCAATCTCGTTAGAAGCAGCAACACCAATTCTTACAGCATCAGCAGTAATGTCTGTAGAAGTAATAGGAGCGTTAAAGGTTGACGTTGCATTGACTGTCAGAGTGTCGCCAGAAGCATCACCCAGAGTTGTGTTGCTATCTACCTGAAGGTTGCCATCAACCTCGGCGTTGTCTGTAATGTGGACCTTTCCGTCAGCGGAGTCGAGAATGAGGTTACCAGTTGTGGTACTAATCTCATTGTTAGCATCGACCCCGATCTGGATCGCGTCGGCGGTGATGTCAGTACTGGTGATTGCTTGGTTAAATGTAACCGTGCCAGTAACGATGTGGTTATCTCCTGCCTGGTTGCCAATAGTAGCATTACCATCAACAGTAAGAGTGCCATCGATTTGAGTATTGCCGTCAACATTTAAGTCTCCATCTACGTCAGCATTGTCTGTGATATTGACTGTGCCAGCTGCTGAATCAAGAATCAGGTTACCTGAAGAGGTGCCGATCTCGTTAGCAGCATCTGTGCCGACCTTAAGGTCGCGAATATTAAGTCTCTCAGCAGCAGTCAGTGCTTGGTTAAACTGGACTGTGCCGTTAACAGTGTGAGAGTCACCTGACTGGTTACCAATCTGTGCATTACCATTGACATTGAATGTGCCGTTAGCAAATGTATTACCAGTCTGTGCATCTACTGTAAATACAGTGGAGACTGCGAAGTCATCGGTGACATCCAGAGTGCCAGTGATGTCAACGTTACCCCCGAAAGATCCATCGTCGGTAACAACGAGATCATCTCCCACATAAAGATCGAGACCGATGCCAACACCGCCACCAACGATAAGAGTACCAGAAGATGCGCTAGTTGCATTGGTTGTATCAAATAGTTTAATAGATCCAGCGTCAAGACCTGATCTTGATCCACTGAATGCTTCACTGGAGTTGGTTGCGTTGTGATAGAGAGCATATCTTGCAGCACTCACATCCCAACCGAAGAAACCAACACGAGCAGTCGAGTCGTAGTATCGGAATTCGACACCACGATCTTTAGCATCCGACTGGGTAGGAGCAGTGTCCCCACCTAAAGTAATGACAGGATCATCCAACGTCACTACTGTGCTATTAACTGTAGTCGTAACTCCGTTAACTGTCAAGTTTCCTTCGATAATGGCATTGCCATCGATATCAAAGTCACCATTAATAGTAACGTTATCGGTGAATGTAGAGACAGCGTTGACTGTCAAGACATCAGTATTTGCATCACCAATAGTGGTCAGAGGACCATTGATCGTAAATTGCTCGTTGAATGTAGCGTAACCATGGACAAGGATTGCACCATCAGTAGCGTTACCCTGTCCAACACGACCAATGGTTGTGTAACCAGACTCGCCAAGGATAGAGAATTCAACGTTATCATTAGTGGCAACCTTACCAACGTAGAAGTCATCACCAACATGCAGGTCTTGGACAATACCAACACCACCAGCAACTCTCAGTTGAGCATCAGCATCATTTGCAAAGGATGCGTTGTGTGCTGTGCCACCA